ATGCTTTATTCTATGATATCGATAGAAAAGAGATTGTAGATTTAGTTGGTGGTATAGAAGATTTGAAAAAGAAAAACATCAGAACTGTTGGTAAAGCAAAAGAAAGATTTGATGAGGACCCGTTAAGAAAGTTAAGAGCATTAAGATTTTGGACAAGATTGGGTGGTAAGTTAGATAAAGAGTTATTAGATGCTTTACAAAATGACCCATCAATAAAAGGAGTTAGTTCTGAAAGAATTAGAGATGAATTCTTAAAATCAATCAAATCATCAAAGAATACAAAAGAGTATATGGAGATGTGTGATAAGATTGGATTTACTTCTCAGATACTTCCAAATCTAAAAGTATCAAAACCATATCCTAAAACAAACGATTATATTTTATTCTTAGCATGGGTATTAAGAAAGAACTCACCAGTTGTACTATCTAAAATTCTAAATAAGATAAACTATACAAATGATGAAAGAGATGAAATAGTTTATCTAAATACACTTCAAGATTTCAAACCTGAAAATGTTTTAGTTTATAAAAAAGGGCAGAGAAAAGCAGAAGATAGTAGAATAATTACCTTTGGTAAAATGATTGGTAAAGATTTTACTAAGTTTGTAAAGTTCAAAACATCAGTAACTGGTAAGGATGTTCCATCAGATATTAAAGGACCTGAAATTGGATTGTGGATAGCAAGTAAAGAAAAGGAAAACTATCTAAACGAAGGTTTGAAAGAATTAGGAATCACCGATTTCAAATCACTCTTTAAGAAAATGCCATCTGATTTACAAAAGAGAGTGTATAACTTAAAGAACTTTGGACAGAGAATTGATAAACACCCTGAAGGGAATGTACTTAAACATACAATCACAGTTGTAAATCGTTCAATCAAAGAAGATGATATCGATATTGCAATCGCAGCAATGTTCCACGATATAGGAAAAGATGAAACTGCGGGAATTCATCCAAAGAAAGGACATATCACACACTTTGGACATGAGAAAGTATCTGCTAATTTAGTAAATAAGTACAAAAAATGGATTGAATCAGTTGGTGGTAATGTAGATACGGTTCACTATATAGTAAAAAATCATATGAGATACAAACAACTATCTGATATGAGACCTAAGAAACAAGCTGATTTAAAATCTCATCCAAATTTTGATAAATTAAGTAAGTTTTCTAAACATGATAGAGGTGGATTAGGAGAAGGTATCATTACAGAAGGTGGTGCGTATGGACATATGTCTCACCCATTCGATACTGATATCAATTTAACCTTTGGACAATTAAAAGATATCGTAAATCGTGCACTCGAAGGTACACTTGAGTTTACAAGAGAGAAAACTGATGGTCAAGCTCTTGCAATTTCATGGAGAGATGGAAGATTAGTAGCAGCTAGGAACAAAGGACACCTTAAAAACAAAGGTGAGAACGCATTAGATATCAAAGGTGTATCAGATAAGTTCCAAGGTAGAGGTGGATTATCAGATGCTTACAACTATGCAATGAAAGACCTTTCAAATGCTATATCTTCTCTTAACGATAAACAAAGAGATAAGATTTTTAAACAAGGTGCGTGTTTTATGAACCTTGAAGTGATATATCCAACATCAGTTAATGTAATTCCTTACGGTCAAGCGTTACTTGTATTCCATGGAACGATGGAATATAACGATGAGGGTGTTGCAATTGGTGAAAATGGTGAGGCTGCAAGAATCTTGGCAGGTATGATTAAACAAGTTAACAAAGATGTACAAGATAATTATACGATTCAAGGCCCACCTGTTGTAAAACTACCTAAATCTACCGATTTATCAAAGAAAAGAAGTAAATATTCATCTCAAATCTCTAAATTACAAAAAGAATTCGGATTAAAGGATACGGATGGTGTTGCAAACTACCATCAAGCATGGTGGGAACAATGGGTTGATAAAAATTCACCATCAACACTTGATAACAAAACTAAAATGGGGTTAGTTAAGAGATGGGCATTCATGGATAAGAAGTTTAGATTAGATAATAAGAATATTACTGATTCTAAAACACTTGAATGGGCTAAAAAGATAGATAAAGAGGACCAAAAGAAGATTTCTAAACAGAATTTAATGAAGTTTGAACAGATTTTCTTAGGATTAGGAGCAGAAGTGTTAGAATTTACTTCATCTGCTCTAACTGTAAACCCTGATGCAGCAGTTCGTGATATGAAAAAGAGAATTGATAAAACAATCAAGGATGTTAAGAAATCAGGAGACCCAAAAAAGATAGAAAAACTTAAATTAGAACTCCAAAGATTAAATTCTATTGGAGGTTCTAAAAAAATAGTACCGAATGAAGGTATAGTTTTCTTATATAATGGAAATACCTTCAAACTTACAGGTACATTTGCATCAGTAAACCAAATACTTGGTATTTTCTTCTAAAAATATCGGTTTTCCGATTATTATATATTTATATACAATAATATAACCTAATATATAACAATGGGTAAAGATTTCAAAAAAAAATATATGCATCCAACTCGTAGAAAGTTGGTAGATATGATTCATACTGGTGAGTATGATAAAAATACTCAAATTGGTTGGACAAAAACTGAAGAACAACGAAAAGTTGGTGATACTTGGGAAGATGAAACCCACAGATATGAGAAAAAGGAAGGTTATATCTTAAAAACAGGTAAAAACTCAGAAGCACTTCAAGAAATTAGAAAATATCTTGAAGAAAAATCAAAATGTAAGAATTCGGAGTGTAAAACACTTAAAAAAAGTGAAAAAGATTTAAAATTTATCCAAAAAGGTGGATTTTGTTTAAATTGTACGGTTGATAGAGAACACGAAATAAAAATGGCAGGGTTATGGATTCCATATGAAGATTATAAGATTGCAACTCGTATGATTGTGTATGGAAAGACTAAATTAGAAGAATTAAAACAATCTTTATCAGAAATTAAAGAACAATATGAAATGATTGGTTCTGATGGTAAGGTTACAGAAACTTGGAAACTACCGAAACCAATTGAAGAGGTAAAGGCAGAGATTCAAGAGATGATAGACAACGGAGAAAAAGAATTAGAGGTGATTGTAGAAAAAAGAAACGAAGCCTTTAATCAATTAAAGGAAAAAAACTATGAGCATTATATTTAATTTACTTTCAAAAAGATGGAAAGAACTACTTATCCTTATTTTGGTATCAGTTATCTTCTTAATGAGAGGATGTGGAACTGATTTTGAAGATAAAGAAATTGTAAAAGTAGATGGTAAGGATTATGAGTTATTAAAACAAGAAATTGATACAGTTTACGTTGAAAAAGAAGTAAAGGTAACAAAGTATGTACCCAAATACATAACAAAAGAAGTAATTAAAGAAGTGGAAATACCTGCTGATGTAGATTCACTTGCAATTGTAAGAGATTATTTCGCATCTTATAAAGTTACAGATACCTTACAACTTGATTATGATTTTCCAACGGAAGTTACTGATTCTCTTGGTAATAGACCACCAAGTAATTTAGGATATGGTATTCTTACCGATGTAATCTCACAAAATACAATTCAATCAAGAGAAATTGATTGGTTCTTTAGAATTCCAACTGTTTATAACACTACAATTGTAAAAGAGTTACCGAAAAATGAATTTTATTACGGATTAGGACTTGGTGTTGACCAAGTAAATGGTTTTGGTAGTTTTAGTGTTAATGGGTTGTTAAAAACTAAGAAGATGAATATCTATGGATTAAATATAGGTTTATCAAATCAACTTGGTGAATACAAACCATTCGTTGGGACATCTTTATATTGGAAATTAGGCAAAAAATAAAATGGCTAAACAAAGTTTAAAGGAAATAATTAAACTTGAGTATCAAAAATGTGCTCAAGACCCAATACACTTCATGAAGAAGTATTGTATGATTCAACATCCAGTCCGAGGCAAAATTCCTTTTCACTTATATCCATTCCAAGAAAGAACTTTAGACCAATTCAATGAACACAGATACAATATAATTCTAAAATCTCGACAAACAGGTATCTCAACCTTAACTGCAGGATTTGCATTATGGAAAATGTTGTTCAATCAAGATTTTAATGTATTAGTTATTGCAACTAAACAAGAAGTTGCTAAGAACCTTGTAACGAAGGTTCGTGTAATGAATCAGTACTTACCATCGTGGTTAAAACAAACAACAGTAGAAGATAACAAATTATCCCTAAGATACTCAAATGGTTCTCAGATAAAAGCAACTTCAGCCGCTGGAGATGCTGGTCGTTCTGAAGCACTATCACTTTTAGTATTTGATGAGGCTGCTTTTATTGATAAGATTGAGGATATTTGGGTATCGGCTCAATCTACCTTATCTACTGGTGGTAATGCAATTATTCTTTCTACACCCAATGGTGTCGGAAATTTCTTTCACAAAACTTGGGTAGGTGCAGAAGAAGAAGAAAATGGATTCAATACAATTCGTTTACATTGGTCAGTTCATCCTGAAAGAAACCAAGATTGGAGAGATGAACAGGAAAAACTATTAGGACCAAAGGGAGCGGCACAAGAATGTGATTGTGATTTCGTTTCTTCTGGTGATACTGTAATAGACCCACAACTTTTAATGTTCTACAAAGAATCTTATTGTCAAGAACCAATAGAAAAGACAGGATTTGATGGAAACCTTTGGAAATGGGAATACCCAAACTACAATAAATCTTACATGGTTGTAGCCGATGTTGCTCGTGGAGATTCATCGGATTATTCAGCTTGTCATGTTTTTGATGTTGAAGAAGCATCTCAAGTAGCAGAATATAAAGGTAAATTAGATACAAAGGATTTTGGAAACTTCCTTGTATCACTTGCAACAGATTATAATCAAGCATTACTTGTGATTGAGAATGCAAACATTGGATGGGCGGTTATACAACAAGTAATTGATAGAGGATATCAGAACTTATTCTATATGAGTAAGGATTTAAAATATGTAGATGTTGAACATCAACTATCAAATAGATACCGTGCCGAAGAACGAGGTATGGTTGCAGGATTTAGTACTACATCCAAAACAAGACCTTTGATTATATCAAAGTTGGATGATTATTTTAGAGATAAATCAGTAACAGTTCGTTCATCAAGATTAATCGATGAATTATTCACTTTCATATGGAAAGGAAATAGAGCAGAAGCAATGACTGGATACAATGATGATTTAACTATGTCATTTGCAATTGGTCTTTGGGTTCGTGATACAGCATTAAGATTAAGACAAGAGGGAATTGATTTAACCAAACAAGCATTGGGTGGTATTGGAGCACATCAATTAGATATAGTAGGTATGGGATTTGGTGGTAATTCTGCACTCGAAGAAAATCCATGGAAACAACGAGTTGGTGATACAAATGAGGATTTAACTTGGTTAATTAAATAAATCTATATTTATATTATAAGGAGAAAAATATTATGATTTCAATGAAAAACTTACTTAATGAAAACGAATCATATTGCAATGAATATTTCGTAGAAAACTATCACGATATCAAAGAGTTTAAAGAATTCATGGAATCGTATAAACCAGATATTAACGAAGCGGAATATCAAGGTAGAACAGTAAAACTTGGTAAACCAATGCAAGGTGATGTTAAAAAGTTCAAAGTATATGTTAAAAATCCCCAAGGTAATGTAGTAAAAGTAAACTTTGGTCATAAAGGAAAAGGTGGAGAGAAAACGATGTCAATCAAAAAGAATAACCCTGAAAGGAGAAAATCTTTTAGAGCAAGACATAATTGTGATAATCCAGGCCCAAGACACAAAGCTAGATACTGGTCATGTAGAGCATGGTAAAAACAAACAAATAAAGGTTATAATTTAAATTAGGAATAAAATGGCAGATACTTCATTTTTTGGTAGATTAACTAAACTCTTTCGTACTCAAGCAGTTGTTACTGTTGATAAAGAAGGTAAGAGAAGAGTAGTTGATACTGATGAAAGACAACAAACGAATCTATCATCTTTAAGAGATAGATACACTAAATTACAGAAATCTTTCTTCGAACAGGCTGGTGGTGCTCAATCAATGGCATACCAACAAGTTCGTAGAGAAGTTTTTCGTGATTATGATGCAATGGATAATGACCCAATATTAGCATCAGCACTCGATATATACGCAGATGAATCAACACTAAAAAATGAATTTGGTGATACTCTCTTGGTTCATTCAGATAATCAAAAAGTACAAGATTTATTAAACAACTTATTTTACGATATCCTTAACGTTGAATTCAACTTATGGCCATGGGTAAGAAATATGTGTAAGTATGGAGATTTCTTCTTAGGTTTAGAAATCGCTGAAGGTAAAGGTATCGTAAATGTTACTCCTCACTCTGTTTACAATACAGAAAGATTAGAAAGAACAGACCCATCAAATCCAAATTCAGTAAAATTTAAAATTACTGAGGACCCGAATGGAAAAGAAGAATATGAAAACTTTGAAATCGCTCACTTTAGATTGTTAGCGGATACTAACTGGTTGCCTTATGGTAAATCCATGATTGAGAATGGAAGAAGATTGTGGAAACAATTATCTCTGATGGAAGATGCTATGTTAATTCATAGAATCATGAGAGCACCAGAAAAAAGAGTTTTCAAAATTGATATTGGTAATATCCCACCAACAGAAGTGGATAACTATATGCAGAGAATTATCAACAAAATGAAGAAAGTTCCTTTCGTTGATAGAAATACTGGTGATTACAACTTAAAGTACAATATGCAAAACCTAACTGAAGATTTCTTCTTACCAGTTAGGGGTGGTGATAGTGGTACATCAATTGATAACCTTGCTGGTTTAGAGTACGCAACTATCGAAGATATTGATTACCTAAAAAATAAATTATTCGCGGCTCTTAAAATTCCAAAAGCTTATTTAGGATATGAAGAAAATGTAAATGGTAAAGCAACTCTTGCTGCAGAAGATGTGAGATTTGCAAGAACAATCGAAAGAATCCAAAGAACACTTGTATCTGAGTTGTCTAAAATAGCCATTGTACATTTATACGCACAAGGTATTCAAGATTCAGAAATGGTTAACTTTGAATTAAAACTAATTAACCCATCTACAATTTACGAACAAGAAAGAGTAAATCTTTGGTCAGAAAAAGTTAGATTGGCACAAGATATCATTGGATTAAATATGTTATCTAAAGATTGGGTTTATGAAAACATCTTTAAAGTTGCTGAA